TCTGTTAAATATTCTTAATAAATGTTCAACTGCAATCGGTAGACGACTCTGTAAAGAGAGAATATTATATCCCATTTTAGACAAGGATAGAATCAATAAACGATATGATATGATTGAATTGTTTCAGCAAGGACATAATGAAACATTTTATAGTTTATGTAAGTCACCCTTAAAAAAGATTATTGATATTGAAAAACTACACCGAAAGATGGGTTTAAATATATTAAATCCTTATGAATTTCATTCTTTGCATAATTCTTATCAGTATATTCTAAAAATAGTTTCACTATTAAACGATGAAAAGATGGATAAATTTATGATAGATCACAATGAAACAATAAATGAACTAAAAGACCTCATTGAGAAATATGAATCTATATTCTTAGTCGATGAATTAGAGAAATGGTCATTACAGAATATGGAAACGTCTGTTTTTCAGAAAGATATTTATTTAGAAATAGATGCAATAGATTCAGAAATTAAAAAAGAAAAGAAATATCTGAAACTTATCGCGGATAGATTAGCGATTCATATTGATAAAAAGAAAGAAGATGTTATAAAGATCTCTTATACCGATAAATATGGTTATCATTTATACATGACTAAAAACAGATCAGAAACTTTAAAAAAGAGTCTTAAAAATCTATTAAATAAGAATATTGAATTTAAGGATGGAAAGGAAGTCTTTCTGACCTTGGATGCGGACGACATTAAAACTGTTTGTAAAGGTTCTAATTATCATCTAACTTTACGTTGTATAGAAGATCTATCTGGTTCGATTTTATTGAGACAGAAAAAGCTACAGAGTTTAAATAAAGAATATTATCTAAAAGAAATAAAAGAGATCTTTTTAAATCACGATACATTATTAAAGAAGATAGTTTCATTCGTTGGATCGGTTGATCTCTATTCTAATTGTGCCAAGATCTCTGTTGAAAATGTTTATAAAAGGCCTCTTTTAAGAGATAATGCTAATAGTTTCATTTTAGCGAAAGATATCCGACATCCAATAGTGGAGAAGATACAGAGTGAATTAGAATATGTTCCGAATGATATTTCATTGAATGAAGAGGGTATTCTTTTATATGGCACGAATGCTTGCGGTAAATCAACACTCATGAAAAGCATAGGATTGTCTCTGATAATGGCGCAGGCGGGGTTTTTTGTCCCCTGTTCTTCGTTTGAGTATTCGCCTTACACCTCTATTTTTACGAGGATACTAAATAATGATAATATATTCAGGGGTCAGTCATCTTTCGCCGTTGAAATGAGTGAATTAAGGGGGATCTTATTGAGGGCGAATGAAAAATCATTGGTTCTGGGGGATGAATTATGTTCGGGTACAGAGAATGTTTCGGCATTGTCGATTGTTGCCGCGGGATTAAAAAGACTTTCTTTGAAAAAGTGTTCATTTATATTTACGTCTCATTTACATCAGTTGATGGATAGTGAATTGGTAAAGAGTATTGAGAATCTAAATGTTTATCATTTGAAAATTATTTATGACGTGGAAAAAGATCTTCTAATCTATGACAGAAAATTAGAAAAAGGTTCCGGTCCACCTATTTATGGCTTAGAAGTCTGTAAAGCGATGGGTTTAGATAAGGAATTCATATCCTTAGCGCGTTCGGTTCAATTGGAGATTACTGGTTCCGATAAGAATTTTTTATCGGATAAACAGAGTAATTATAATTCTGACATAGTGATGGATAAGTGTCAGGTGTGTTTCAAGGATTCAGAACATACTCATCATATAAAAGAACAGAATACCGCAGATGAAAATAATATTATTGGGCATTTTCATAAAAATATGAAACATAATTTAGTTCCTCTCTGTGAATCGTGTCATCATAAGGTTCATAATGAGAATCTTAGGATTCATGGATATATTCAGAGTAGTGAAGGTGTAAAATTAAATTATGAATACATAGAGGAAAAAGAGGTCTTATTGGAGAAAAATAATAAGAAAAAATATTCTGAAAAAGATATTAAGAATATTTTAAAATACAAGGGGGATGTAGAAGAAAAAAGAATAACTAAAACGAATTGTCTGAGGAAGTTGGAGTTGGAGGATCATATTAAGATTTCAATTGGGACATTCAATAAAGTTCTGAAGGGTGAATATTGATATTAAGGATATCTTTCGTAGTTGTGTTTAATCTTATTTTTAATTATAATTCATGCAATAAATGAGTTTAATAGGTAAAGAATTGTATAAATCTTTAGTTAAAAGATATCAATCGGAAATACAGAGTAATCGAACAAGTATGTTGATTTATTTTAATAATTCGGTTGGTATCGGAGAACATCCTCAACATTTAGAAGAGATGGATGAAATGTTGGGGAAGATTACCGAAGCGAATGATAAATTAGAGAGTCTGATGCGTGAATTTCCCGATGAAGAATATAAATAATATTTAATAAGATTTCACGAATATTAATCACGGTAATATTCTGTTTATATCATTATAAAATTTGTTTTTATGTTCTTTATATTTATGTATATGATTTTCAATTAAATTATCGGCATAATATACTATTATCCCCGAAATAAAACCTATAAATAATCCCGATAATATTTGGATAATTGTATGGCACCTTGTAAAATATCTCCCGATCCCCGTTGTTAGTATTAAAATAATATAAATAAAATAAATCGTGTTATTTTTAGAATCTGTTCTGTCTTTATAATTCAATATAATAAATATTAATAATCCAATGAGAACCATGTGTCCACTTGGAAAACCTCCCGAGGTATTCTTCCCCCCACAATTCATCATTGTACAATTAAATGCTTTATTGGGTCTTTTACCCAACGATTTATTCTGGGTGTAATATTTCAGGGGTTTTAGCATTACTGTTTTAAGAATAATTAAAATAAAAATGATTAAAGCATATAAATTGATATTATAAACTGTATAAAATAATGTAATGTAAAATATGATCAACTCACTAGATGAAAATATATAAAATAATTGTTCACCCAATGGTGTATACTTTTCTTTACTCATATAAATAAATAATATATTTTATTTAAAGTTTATCTATAATATATTATCTATGAAGATCCTATCCTTTGATGTTGGTATTAAGAATTTAGCTTATTGCTTGATAGATAATGAAGATTTTACTATTGAGGATTGGGGGATCTTAAATATATCGGTTGATCCATTATGCGAACATTGTAATGCGAAAACTGGGAAACAGTGCGATAAATCTGCGAAATATATTTGTGATAATTTTATGGTATGCTCTTCTCATAAAAACTTAAAATGTTATAAAAATCTTAAAATGAAAAATATTCCCAAGAAAAAGAACCCAATTTTACATTTAGGAGAGAATATGGTTAAAATTTTAAATGAAAAGAAAAATTTCTTAGAAGTAGACGCAGTTTTAATTGAAAATCAGCCCGCTTTAAAGAATCCAACAATGAAAACAGTACAGATGATATTGTATTCCTTTTTCTTAATTAATGGTGTAACGAATATAGATAGTCCCATAAATAATATTGAAATGATAAATGCCCGAAATAAATTGAAAGCTTATAAAGGACCTCCCGTAAAATGTGAAATAAAGGATAAATATAAAAAGACAAAATTCCTAGGTATACAGTATTGTAAATGTATGATAGAAGAAAATAAAAAAATAGATCAAAAATATAGAGATCAATTTAATGAATCTAAAAAACAAGACGATTTATCTGACGCCTATTTACAGGGTATTTATTGGCTAACGAAGTAGTTTATTAAATTATCATATAAACCCCTAATATTGTTAATATGATTCCTCCTAGTTTTTTAGGAGTCATTTTTTCGCTTTTCAAGAAATAAACACTAACTAAAAATAGAACGACAAAATTCATATTCGTTAGTGCTCTCGCTTTACCTGGATTTTTAGCAGATCTCAGTGACATTACTTCGCAAGGTGTGATAATAAGGACACTTGATGCTCCTATTAATATATATTTCCATAAATCATCTTTTTCTATGAGTTTAAATTCTTCTTTATTATTAAATTTTCTATAACAGACATATGTTGAGATAGATATAGCACAGAAAACATAGTAATAAAGTAAATGTTCCGTTGTTGTGTATTTACTCGTATGATTAGTAGTAAAATAATCTCTCATTGCTAACAAAAAGGCGGCTAAGATTCCGTACATAATCCATTTTTCCATTTATTTTCTATACTAGAATATAGAATAAAAATGGTTAAAAGATCTTTTAGAAGAAAACGTTTTTGCGAACGACACCCGCGGAGCGAATCTTGCAAGAAAAAGGTAGATAAAAAAGTTAAACCATATAGTGGTGGAAAATTAAATATAGACGAAATTTGTCATAACTGTTCGGTGAGTTATTATGCTAAATCTGCCAGAAGATTTTGTAAATCACATAATAAAGTTTGGAACCAAAAAACTAACTCTTGTAGAAAGAAGAAGAAAACTAAGAAAACTAAGAAAACTAAAAAACAAAAAGGAGGAGCATTGTGTGTCCCTTGTATTTCACCTATCCTGAGTGGTTTGGGTGTTTTCGGGGCAGGAGCCGCCGCAACCGGTGCTGTGGCGGCCGGTGTGAAGGGTATTTCAATGACTAAATCTAAAATGTCTTCATCTAATGGTAAAATAATGAGAGAACAATCATTTGATAAAGTTATTAAAAGTCATAAAAAGAGTTCTAAAAAGAAAACGAAAAGAAAGGAAAATAAACTTAAATTTTATATTAAGCAGAAAAATAATGTTGTCACGTTTAAAAGAAACGATGAAAAGAAAAAGAAGAAAGTCTTTAATAAATCTAAAGATATGAAAGAAAATATAAAAAAAGCAACTGAATTCTATGATAAGAAGATTCATTATTGTGTCGTGAAAGGTTACGAAAAATGCTAAACGGAGTTATAAGAAAATAAATTTTAAACGCGTTCAAAATACTTAAAGATTTTATATAAAAAACTATTTAAAATCATGATCAACGAAACTCTCTTATTAAACTCATTAAAGGAATTTTATGATATCCCCCGCAATGGTGAAAAATTATTATTAATATTAAATAATGATGTAAATATTTCTCTAAGATCGGTTGATTGGTTTATTACCAATTTCTCAAAGAAGCACAATATTTATTACAATATTTATAAGAATAAAGATGGTATATTTACATTAGATGAAAATAATAAGTTACATTCCAATATTAATGTCTTCCAATCTTATAAATCACAATTAAGAGCATATTCCAAGAAAAGATTCGATCCATTCTGTAGAAGAAATCGTATTAATTTTATGTGTCAGGGAAAAGAAATTGATACGACTATCGGTCAACTAAACTTTTTTAAGTGGGCGATTAATAATTTAATCGTGGATTATATTTCTATTCACAAAGATAAGATTGAGTATGATATGAATAGTTGTTTAAAAGAAATGAAATTACAGGGATCTCTTATGAAAAAAGAGGGTAAACGAAAGAAAAGACAGGAATTATCTCTTTCGGCAACGAGGGGTCTTTCTAGAAATAATGTTCTCGTGCGTTTAGATTTTGATTAAGGATTTCTTTTATTCTTTTTATTTTTTTTAGTTCTTTTATGAGTTTTTTTCTTTCTCATTTTAGTTCCTTTAGTTTTCTTCCTAGTTTTCTTACTTGTTTTCTTATTCGTTTTCTTTCTTGTTTTATTTCTAGTTTTTTTATATCCTCCCTCCTGCCCCATTGCTCTTGCTTTCGTCACTTTTTCTTGTCCACTGTCCTTTGAATTGTAACTTCTCCGCAACGAAGCGAACCGTCTCTTATCCTTGGGTTTTAAATCCTTTTTACTTAATTCTTTAGTAAGAGTAATAGTATGATTATTACATGCAATTAAAATACCGAAAAAAGTATATCTGTATTCTTGAAGCACGGGATCATCTATTTTCATAGTTCTATAAAAATCCGTATTTACTGTAACTGTATCTAATCGTGGTATCTCTGCTGTAAATCCCGTTCCAACGAATACTCCATCACCTCTTAATTTACTCCTATTTTCGGTAGCTAGCATCCGAATAAATTGACGCTTTCCTGCTTCGCCTAGTGCTACCCGGGCTATCCCCTCCTTCATCCCCTCCTTCATACCTCCCCCCTGACCCTTCCCCATAAACAATCCCCTAATTCCCTTTTTAATTTTACCGTCTGTGCCAAGTTGATCGAGGGTAACGCCAACAATACCAGTACCCGCTGCAATTGTCCCAGCTGCCACTTTGGGGACTTGCAATGCCGCGGCCTTGGTTGCTAATGCTTTACCCGCCGAAGTGGTGGCTACCGCGGCCTTGCTTGCTAATGCTTTACTCACCACGGCTTTTGCCCCAGCCGCCACCAATGGGGTAGCTCCCAGATATGAACCGATACCAACGGCGGCGGCGAGGTAGGAAGCTCTCCCTAAAAATTTACCGCCCGCAGCTAAATACCCTTTAGTAAGGAAAACATCATCGGCCCCATAAGGTATAATAGATTTGTATTCAAATTCGTGCATATACGGAAGCATCGTTATATCTTTATTTATATCTCTCTGTAAATTGAAAGCGGAAAGACTCTGCCAAGTTCTCCTCAAATCCGAACAACGATATTTAAAATCAGAGGGTATAAGAGGTTGCCGATGCTTCCCCTCCTCCTCCCTCAATTTCCTCTCCAATTCAAATGCTTTTGCGGCTTCAACACACTGTTTCACACCGGCGGGAGTTAATGCTGCATCTGTTAGATCAGAAGACATACCCTTAGATCCATCCATTTTAGCTCTGTTGTGTTCACCATAACCGTGTCTCATCACAAAAATATCCGCTTGAATATTAGATTTCGCGCCGTCGCCTAATATTAATTCTAGTGTAGGGAACTCACATGTTTCGCGAAGACCATCCTTCTCGCGTTGCTGACCCTTTACCCAATAGACCACTTTTCCTTTTGTATTCGTAACTATTTCTTCGTCTTTCTCCAATGATCCTTCATGGATCAATTCTATTGTTAACCTTGTATCATTACTATCAGTGATTGGTTCGAATTTTAAACGCAAAATAGCACAATTTTTAAATTTAATATATGAAGAACACATAAAGTAATCATATAATGATTTATTTGATACTTTTTCGGCGGTTTTTTGTATTTTATTGGGTAATTTATCGAATAGATGTTTGATCTTTTCGGAGGAATCAGCTCCTTCTACCTCCCCTGAATTTAAATTCGCATGTACCAATTCCCCTAAGTTAATTTTTAAATCCGAAAATATTATTAATTCATTATTTTCATTCAATAATTCTCTCCCCATTAGATATTGCATTCTTCCCTGATGAGAACAGATAAACATATTACCTAAGTCTATCGGTGGGTTGGGCGTTACATGTGCCGGGGTATCGACCATACTTGATGAGTCGGAGGGGATAGACATATTATATTATATATATATTTTATTTTTCTTCCTTGTTTTTTTCTTTCTTGTATTTTTCTAAATCTCTTTTACTTAATTTATATCCCCAATGTTGTAAAACTTGTCTTATAACTGGAGATACACTTTTATCATTGTATTCTTTACCCGCTTTAATAATTTTATTCATTAAAGTTCGTCTAAATCTCCCCCTAGGTCCCGCTAATTTTAGCCATCTATCTATCTGTCTCTTATCATCACTAGTTCTTCTACCCATATAAAAATGACAATACCATTGAAACCAACCATAAGGATCTTGTTTTACAATCCAATTACTATTTTCCCAAGATTCCAGAGATGAACCGCACTTAACTTTATATGTGTTCACATTTTTATCGTATTTATGTGAAAGAACTTTTTTTTCTAAATCTATATTTTTAAACCAATCTTTGGGGAAACTTTTAATAGCATTTTTACCCGAATGTTTCTTACCAGTTACAGAGGATTGAATATCTCTGAAATACGTACCACCGAAAGAACCCATCTTTAAAACTTGTTTAGGAGTTAGATTAGGTTTAAAATCTGGGAAATCTTTAAAAGATACCATTTATAAATTTGATATATTTAATTTAAGATTACTTTAAATTAAACACAAGAGAGAAAAATAAAAATAAAAGAAAATGAATCCAATCTTGAAAAGCGCGTCTACGTTGGGAAAGATTGTGAAAAGACCAATTTCAATTAGTTCGGGTAAAAAGTTTGTTCCATGTAGTCCTAAGTGTATTTGTTTAATATACTTAGATCTTAAAGACTTTAAAAGTCAAAATTATTATGAAAATTGTTTTAGAACGAAAATGAAGAAATAATGTCTATTTTTAATAAGTCGTTTTTGGTTCTCTGTTAGCGGTGCCCTCGGGTAATCCCTCGGGTAATCCCTCGGTTAATAGTGGAGCGAAAAGATACATAGAACCGAAATACATAATTACTGCGAATACAACAGCGTGAATAAATTGTAGAGTATTACCATCGGCCTTGAATCCGGTAACACTGAAAAGTGTGTCCTTAACGAACTTATAAACACCCGTATTCGATACAATTAAGAAAACAATTGCACCGAATACAGAATGCTGAAAGAGAGCGTCGTGCATACCGGATTCAAAAAACTTCACACCAGGTATAAATTCCAAAGATTGTAAGATTCCCATATTTTATACATTAGTATATAAAAAAAATTTAAAGATATTTTTATTTATGATTAATAAAATGGATTGTGAATATTATCAAAATTATAAAGGACCAGAATTAAGATTAGCTCAATTATGGAAAAAAATTTGTGAAAAGTAAATATAACAGAATACATTCAATCTTTTTATGGAAAAGAAAACAATTGGAATGGTAAACTTTATAAATATTCTGAAATATTCCCTGATAAAGATTCATCATATCTTTTTTATGTCGAATTTTTAGATGTAAAAGGTAGAAAACATTGGTTTCATGGTATGGTTGGGGGACCAGATCAGATATTTAACCCCCCTCAGGCCCAACCATTATCCCGACCATTAGATATAATAAAAAATTAAGTATAATATAAAATATGAAAAGAAAAAAATCTACAAAAAAATCCAAGTTACCGAAACATTATACGGCGAAATTATCGAGAAAAGATAAAAAAAAACAAGAAAGAGCCATTAGTAAATCTAAAAGATCTTACAAAAAGGGTAAATATTATACCCGACCTAAAATGAAATCTTTTAAAAATAAAAAAAGTTCTTGGACACAGAAATTCCATAAACTTTATCCCGGAGCGAAAACTTTAAAACAGATTGAAAAGGTAACTGGAATCCCTAAAAAAGCATTATCTGAAGTCAAAAAAAAAGGTATGGGAGCATATTATTCATCTGGCTCAAGGCCTAATCAAACAGCAGAATCTTGGGGGAAAGCAAGAATGTATGCTTATATATTCGGATCTCCGACTAGAAAAGTAGATTATCATATTACTGAAAAATACAAGGTTAAATTTAAATTAAAACCTGGATATTATTCTTATACTTCTTGAGAAAATTTACCCTTAACCTTAATATAATTTACCTTTTCTTTCTCCTTTTTTTCTTGGCACTGAGCATATTTATAGAGGCAGCAGAATGCACTAAATACAATACACATGATTAATAAAGAACCCAGTATTGCTTTCAATGTTTTATTCATATCACTTTCATTATAGTAAAAATCATCAATAGTTTCATCCATCTTGATATAAAATATTAATTGTTAATATTATTTATTAATATTACTTATCAAATTTACCGTTATTACTTATCAACTTTACCATTATTCTGAATCAGAATCTAATAAGTAAGAATTATTAATTTCGGTTGTTATCTCTTGATTAATTGTAATAATATTCTTGTTTACTTTTTTAGGTTTTAGATCTTTATCTTTTTTCGTTTTATTTCTTTTATTTTTCCTTTCCTGTTTCTTGTCTATAAGAGATTGATTCCCCACTTCCCTGTAATGTTCAACATCTTCCCAGAAGTTTAAAATTTCTGGCATGACACCATTCCACCATTGTCTATCCCTTAAAACTAATGTACATTCATATCTTTCAATTCTCCACCAGTGATATTTTACTGTATCATAATTATTTCTACCCGAAATAGTCTTATACGCCCATTCTTTTATTTCGTCCACAGATTTATAAAACTCGGAATATTCATAATTATATTTAGTTTCTCCATCTTTATTGGTAATAAATGATAGAACGAGACCTTTCGGAAAATCGTTAGATGTTTTACCTTGATTACCATTGGAGTCCTCTGAATATTCTTCTTCATTTTTATATTCTTCTAGTTTAACTTGAAGGAAATCACATTCTTCTAAATCGCAGCATTCTAATTGACCCTGCATCTGCATCCAATAGTGATCTGGAACTTCTTTCGTAAATTTCCTTTTCGGTGGACATTTTATTTCCAGCATTCTACCAACGAAATCTTCGGGTGATTTTACGGAACATATTCCATCGGGAGATGCACCGAAAATCTTAAAACTCGGATGTGGAACTAAACCGAACTCTAGAATTTCTAGATTGTTTAATTTTTCATAAAAGGTGGTGGCCACGGGTTCATACATAACCCCCCATTCTGTGATTGCGTTCCCGAACCTTGGGGGGGGTTCTTTACTTGATTTTTCAATAAGCAATTGATCCCTTGTTCTAAAATGACCTTTCCCTAATGCATCCGCCAATGAACTAGCCGTTAGCATTGTATCTCTTAGAGCATACCATTCTTTAGATCTCTGTTCGGGTAATTCCATTTTTAGAAGATCTTCTAATTTATTTAGAACATTTCTTTTATGAAAGAATACATCTTCAAACTTGGATTTAAGTTCCTTGCACTTTAAATAAACGTGATTGTGGACGAAATATTTCTGAGAAATATTTAATAAAGTATCATCTGTTAATTCATTTTTTTCAATTATCTCGGCAATTATTTCTTTTATAAGATCTTCTAAGTCTGAATCATTTTTAGTTAAAGTATATATTTTAGATTCATATGGATCTATGGTATCTCTGATTTTATCTAAATCTAACATAGTGTAGTATATTAATATATACATTTATTCTTAAATACAGTATCAAATTTACCTAAAAATTTGATACTATATTGGTTATTATAGTATCTATTTATCAATAACTTATCAAGAATATGTCGTGTTTTATCTGTAATATTAAATGTGAACCATGGATTCTGCTTAAAAATGAAAATATCGGTACAGAAGAAGAAAATAAACCCCTTGGTAAAACAGTTCGGACGTGTGGATATTCGTGTTGTAGAAAACTTACCTCAGTGTTACCTCGTAATTATAGTAAATTAGTGTTAAATAAAGATGATTTCTGTTATTGGACTGTACCTGTATCACAGAATAATTTTAAAGGATTCGAGTTTTTAACATTCGAAGAAATCAAGGGCTTGGATGATATTAGTAGAGAAAAATATTACACCGACAAAGAAAATAATGTGATGGATGATAAAATAATTTCAGAAATTCAGGATGAAATTGAACGAGAAGATGAAATGACTTATAATATCGAAAATTTGAATCACTCAACTGATTCTGGAAACGAATACGATGACTATTAAATTGTGACTATTAAATGTGTTTTAAAATGAAATCTTAAATAATTAATAATTATAAATGCTAGAGATTCACGATAATGATATATCAATCTTAAAAGATAAAAAATGTTTAATTCTTTTTTATTTTACTGCTGCGTGGTGTGGGCCTTGCCAGAAGATAAAACCCATGATTCGGAAATTATCCGATGGTTTAGATACCGCTAAATGCGAGGTTTATATCGTGGACATAGATGAAAATGATGAATTGGCGCTCGAACTTAAGGTTAAAGCAGTTCCTACTTTTTATCTTTTTTATGAAAAAAATTTAATAGATAGTTGTTCGGGAGCAGATATTTTGAAGGTTCATAAACTTATAAAAGATAATCTTCCTAAATTGGAAAAAGAAATAATTATTGATTAATATTTAATAGAAAAACCTGATTCGGGTGAATAATGCATTCCATGATTCCTATCGGCGCTTTTAACGCTATTTATCATCGTATCAGGGGGGGTAGGTAATATAAAATTCAATGGAGATAAATGAACAACTTTCCCGTTCATAGAAACGCAAGCCCCCCAACCTCTAACACCTTCACATTCACTTGGAGCTACGAATAAACCTAATAAAACTATTAATATTATAAGTGAAGATATTTTATTTTTTTTAATTTTATCAACAATATTCATTGTATTGTATTACATAGAAATAATTATATAAAGAGATCTTTTTAAATAATATAAATGAGTGAAAGTGCGGGCGAAAGTATGAGCGAAGATATGAGTTTCGATGATCTTAATATAAACGAAAATATATTAAGAGGTGTTTATGCCTACGGGTTTGAGAAACCATCGGCAATACAGTCTAAAGCTATACCTAAGATAATATCTGGGGGAGATACAATAGCACAAGCACAATCGGGTACGGGTAAGACGGGTGCTTTCGCAATTAGTCTTTTAAGTAAGATTGATGAAACAATAGATGGAGTACAGTGCATTGTAATTGTTCCGACACACGAATTAGCCGACCAAGTTTATACAGTAATTACGGAATTAAGTTCTTATACTAAGATTAAGTCTCTGAAAGTTATCGGTAAAACAAGTATTAATGCGTGTATTCAAGAGTTAGAAAAGAATCCACACGTAATTGTTGGAACTCCCGGAAGAATTTTAGATATGATTACTAGAAGATCTCTATATACAGATAAAATTAAGATGCTTGTATTCGACGAAGCAGATGAGATCTTATCATATGGTTTTAAGGACACAATTTACAACATAGTTCAAACTATGCCAACAGATACACAGATATGTTTATTTAGTGCTACTTTACCGAAGGATGTCTTGGAAATAACCGAAAAATTTATGAATGAACCACAGAAGATCTTAGTAAAGAAAGAACAATTGACGTTGGAGGGTATTCAACAATTTTATGTAAATGTTAAGCATTCGGATTGGAAGTATGATGTTATAGCAGATCTTTATGATATTATTAATGTTGGTCAGTGTATTATTTACATTAATAGCAAGAATAAAATATTAGAAATAAATGATAGATTATTACAAGATAATTTCCCTGTATCTTATATTACCGGAGATAGAGGAGCAGATGAAAGAAAGCAGATTATGAATGATTTTAGGTCCGGTCAAGTTAGAATCTTATTATCAACTGATCTCTTAGCGAGAGGTATAGATATTCAGCAGTTATCATTGGTAATTAATTATGATTTACCGAGAGAAAAAGAGACTTATATTCATAGGATAGGTCGTTCTGGACGGTATGGTCGTAAGGGAGTTGCGATTAATTTAATAACGGAAAGGGATGTGGAAGAGTTAAAATTTATAGAATCTTTTTATGATACGAAAATAGACGAAATGCCCGATA